ACTCGTTTCCGCACGTAACCGTGTTCGAAAACGGGTACCGACGAGGCCTGAGTCGGAGGTTCAAAAAGAGAAGATGCTAACCATGGAGTCCCAAAAAGAACTTGCGAGTTCTTCATGAGAAACCACAGGTAGTAACCTCTCGAATCGACAAATTTCTTAAGCTTATACTTCGGGGTATAAGCCTTGAAATAGTCGATACCGAACCTTCTTTTCAGGATTCCAAGGCGTCGAGCCTTATCAGGATCTATCCAGATACCTGATAAAGAGCTATCATTGAAAGGTACGAATGGAAGTTTATGCTCGATGAGTAATTCATCGAGATATTTCCATAAGTGTCCTTCAGGGATAGCTATCTCACGTAAAGTATTAATAAGGTGGCATAGAGAAGCTTTTCGCTTATCTAGGCTCCTTATATACTTAGGTGTGATATCGACTCCATCAAAGTAGTCTTTACCACATGATTCCCTAAAGGGACCATGTGAAAAGGACTTATCTACATTGATGGTGAAGCCAAGGAATTGTGTTAACGCTATGTAATCTTCGAAGAATTCCTGCTCTATGATAACATCGTCACCATAGACGGAAAACCTCTTAGATCCCACAGCATAACACGCCGCCGCGAAGATCAATGTCTCAATACAGAAGGTACTTCCATTTCCCATTGATGAGAATTTGGAATATGTACCTTCGCCAAAGACTCCCCTATAACAAGGAGTCCTCACGTCCCATAAATAAGTCAACCAGTCTACTGGGAATAACCAGGAGACGACGTTGAAGCTTATTGTATCGGACGCTGAGCTAAAATCAACGGTAACTAAATTATCGTTGATTGAAGCTTCTTTGGCGAGACACTGATTTCGAGATTGGTCTGACAAATCGATGTTAAAATAGCGTAAACGCTTTTTAACATACTTATCGAATGCGAGCTGAAAGGCTAAATTGCCTTCAGGTTCACAAGCGATTGTTCGATGTGTCTTCCAATTCTTCGGTACGAGCTCTACTCGATTGGAAAAGATTGGCTTAATACGAAGACGGGTTGTATCAAATCCAAAGAAATGATACAATGCCTTTACGTATTTTGAAGCTTTATGCGTTGCATAAATCTTCATCCTCATTTTCATCTGAGGTAAGCTATCTTTTCTTCGTCGAGTAGCGGTTGCACCCGGAGTCACCCTCACTAGAGACGGTAAAGCCTCGAGGAAACGAGTGTGGTCTCCTAGAACGTTACATATGTAACGCTTCATCCTATCGACTTTCTTTGTGAAGTTCCTGTCCAACAGACAGGGATTCTCCATGAAAGTCTTTAGACGGATATTTGTCTGAGAACAACTTTCTTCTGCGTTGAAGAAAGCCTTTTTAGCGTTCTCAAAACATATATCCGGTTGAACAAATAGAGAACATTTCTTGAAGAAAGCCTCTATTTGCCTAAGGGACCGCCACTCGTTGATCGTATGCTTAGCCAGATCAAAGTGACGGGTGCACGAAGATAATTCGGCAATATTCCGAGATCTGAGATATCCCATGATCAAGGCATATAAAGCGGAATCAGCTTCGTCAAGGTCACGAATGTAACATCGACAAACGTCGTACACTACATTCTTAGGTTCCATCGCGGAATCCTCCTTTCTTGGTACGTGAAGAATGAACTCTTAAGTATTCTAATACGGTTTTACCCAGTTCGAATACTTTAATAATAACCTCTAAAACAGTGGTTATTAAGAGAGCCATTCCTGCGTCTCCACAGAATTTGCAAATTCGTCACCGGCAGTAATGTCGGTCAGAATAGCCAATGCTGCGGTAGCGTCAGCGAAATCCCCATTTATGGGATATCGGGCGACGACCTCGAAAGAGACCTTGTTGGCGAGAACCAAACTATTGGCGTCGGTAGTTGCCTTCACAATTTTGAAGGAATACTCAGCCATAGTTTGATTCCCATCCGGGACACGCCGTTTTTCGATCACAAGATAGGGCTCACCAGCGGTGTGCCCTGTCAAGGTCGACGTGCGGGAATTCCCACTTTGTGAGAATTCGGTGAGGACTGTCGTCATTGCAGCCATAAATCCTCCTATTTCAATCGCTGTATTACCAATCCTAACAAATCGAGAATTTTGTAGGGATTGATATTCAGCTTGAAATGCGGGGTTAATGGTACATGACAAGGGACCCTCTGCTCCTTTGATGCCGATACAAAGGTCTGCTTGTAGTTCGTCCCGCCGAGCCATACGTATCCAGTACTAGCCGAAATCGGCGTAGACGTGGATATACGTTGAAGCTCGACGCGATGTCCGTACGAAGCAGAGTACTTAGTATTGAACATCAAAAATTGCGTGGCTGCAATAGATTTTCCAATGGATACAAGCCAATCAATCACAAAACTTAATGGGATTACCTCCCACGCAGTTATTGCGACGTTGGCAAGTATCTTCGGAACCTCTATATCAGCCGTCACAGACCCAACTCTTGATACCTTCACCTTGTCCTCTGTAACAATAGAGTAAACAAGGGGAGCTACCGTAGAGTTGCCTGAGTTCACGTAGGTTTCTGAATTCCAGAAACCTGCACGCTTTGAATGCCTTTCTTTCGTGTCGTTCCAGTCGTCGATCGCTTCCTTAAGATTTTGTAAATCATAAGCAAGCGTTCTCCAACCGTAACGCCATGAAAGCCACTCATTTGAAAACTGCTTCCATGTTTTTGGAAGACGCAACTTGACCAATTTGGTGCAAGTTCCAGTTAACAAACGGGGGATTTCGGCAAACTCAGCTATGAACGTCAGTGCATCAAAGCCAGAAGTATACATGTCGGCCGCTGCCTTCTGAACCAAGTAACTTGATTCAGGAGGAGAGTATCCGTCAAGTATAGTTTTGACCTGTGATGCTGTGGGCGTACCAGGATACCCGTAACCACCTTCCGTGTAGTTCCTATAAGTGTAAGTACTACTACTTGTAGGACGCCACGAAAAGTCGTACGTTGCTTCTCCCAACAAACCAGCATGGCCCTCATATTTGAGCCATGGGGTGTGAGGAAGAAGTTCTCCTGCTCGCACACGTCTGTGAAAGGAAGGGATGTTGTAACCAAGATAGGAGTTGAATTCCATTGACATGACAATATTGCCAAGATCAATGGATTGATAAGCAACTCCATTCCTGGTCTGTTTCCAAACCACAAACGATGTTTGTGGCAAGTAAACAGATCCCTCCCGCTTTAGAGGAGCAGATTCCATATGCCTCCTTTCGGAGACATACAGTCTCCTGCCATTCTCGCCCGACGCCCGCATACGCCGGTGTACCGGGACCAAAGTGGATGCCTTACTCAGGCACTCTTCCCC